CAATTCAACAATCAAGATGCAACTATGAACGCAGAGGAACCACAACAGTAATGGCCGATCTTTCTAAAACACTGCCAACTGAAATTGATAGTCAGCAGAGATTTATTCAGGCGGCTCCTGCCACTCCCTCTCCGCTAACAGCTATTGCGGACTTTGCTGGCAACCTTGCTGGCGTAGCTAGTGATGCGTGGACAGCCTTTGATCGTAACGCTGCTCAGAGACGAGCTGCTGCTGATGAACAGGCGAAGAACAATGCGGTCAAGGATATTGCAAATAGTATCTTCTCTGATCCATCGGTTGCGCCTAAGGCTAACATTCCGCCCGGAAGTGAGCAGGCTGCGGCCAATGTTAAACCTCTCGCTGCTCAAGCTGCTAATTCTCAACAGGCTGCTGCTCAGGGTAAGATTGACCCTGCAATGGCTCAGGCTAAGTCTCTTGCTGTACTGAGGCAGGCACTAGCCTCTAACCCCGGCCATGAATATGCTGTGTATCAGGTGTTCAAGGAAGCTGGTGTTGATAACATGATTATGCAGCAGTACAACAATGCTGAGAAAGCGCTTGAGAACGATCAGAGTGCTCAGCAGGCAACTACTAACAAGCTGATTGACTCTGCGGTTAATGAGTATGGGTATGCAGATTACTTCAAGAGAAGTCCATCAGAACAGGCACAGATACTTGCTACGGTGGGCAATCTCAAAGCTCAGGAAGCTGATCTAAAGACTAAATCTACTCTTGCTGATCTTACGCTGAAGAATGTACAACTAACTGATGAGCAGAGAAAAGTAGTTCAGACTCAGAACAGTTCTACTCTATTCGATAGTGCTAACACTTACCTGACTAGCAACTTCAGCAATCTTATGAAGATGGCTGTCAACCAGCTTGCTGACCCTTCTTTGGCTAATCAGCCGGGGCGTCTTGAGCAGCTTCAGTCTCACTGGCTTAGTGTAGCACTTCCTGCCTTGGATGCTGAGTACATCAACCAGAAAGGACAGCTTGGTTCTCTCTTGTCCTCTGATGATGCCAATAGGCTGGATACATTGTATCATCAGCAGAGAGATGCACTTGTAAATCTTATCTCTGGTCCTCAGTCAGTAGTGGCAGCTCAGCAGAGAGCGTTACAGACCATCACTGACACGTATGGTATCGACTATGCTAAAGCCGCACCAACCCTTCTTCGCCTTCAGAAGTTGATTGGTCCTCAGGCTGTCGGTGTCCTACTCAGCCCATCTATTCAGGGAAACAAACAACTGATGGATATGCTTGGCAATGAACTAAAAGGCGTCATTCAAGACCCTTCGAAGATGCCAAGTTTTACTGAGTTTGTACAGACCTTGAATGGAACGATTGACCCATCTTCATGGAATCCTGAAAAGATTAAAGCTGCTGCGCCTGCTGCTCTTATCTCCATGAATGCACTGGCTCATAATGACCCCGCTACCAATGGTACAGATAAGCAGGGACACCTAGCATTAGTCAACTCTGTTAAGCAGACTGCTAGCTTGGCTGTGGACGTTGTTCCTCAGTGGGGTTTTGGTAATGTATTGATGCAGGGTAAAGCTCTAAATACTCGTGGTGTAACCACTGCACTATTTAACACCTCTGCCAACGTTTCTGACCGTATGGATGCTATCCGAGCTTGGATACCTGCTACCACTCGTACGTACATGACACTTTCGCAGATGCCAAGTGGCGACCAGTACTACTCGGCACAGCTTGATCCTCACACGCTAACGTGGAAAGCTGTCTGGAATGGTAGGAAGGTTGAAGCCCCACTTCAGAAAGGCGGAATGGCTGCTGGTGCATTCAGCCTTGCTGAAGCTGCAAGCCCCGGTACTTATGCCAATGATCTGATTAAACCTTCACCGTCCACTAAGGTTTTGGAGCAGGTTTCAACTCTTAACCACATGCTTAACAATTTAAGTGATGCTGGTTCCAAGGGTTATGATCCTACGCTCGGTAAGGGTGTTAACTATCAGGAAGCTCGCAAGTACTTCGCTACCGGTCAAATTCCTCAGTCGCTTAATAAACCTACCACTCAGAAGAATGGTAAGACTCCTGAGCAGAACGTTGATGATGCTATTAGCCACATGCTGGACTTTGTTAACAGGCTACCAAGTCCTAAGCCGGTTGCAGAAGTTTCCAATATGCCACTCGCTGGCGCAGTAACTACATCTGCTGAGAAGTATGGTGTGCCTACTGATATTGCTCTGCGTTTAATCCATCAGGAAAGTGGAGGCAATCCTAACGTTGGAGTAAGCAAGAAAGGTGCAGTTGGTCCCGGTCAGATTATGCCGACAACTGCTGCTAGGTATGGAGCTGATGTTACCAAACTTACACCAGAAGAAAACGTGGACTTGGCTATGCGTATCCTAGCAGACAACCACGCCAGAACCGGTAACTGGGAAGACGCAGTAAGTATGTACCACTCTGGCCACACGCTTGCTGATGCTGCTCGATTGAAACTTAATGACGGAAACATTGCAACCACTGACTACACCGCTGGTGTGGTTGGTATGAGTTCCATCAGTCCTGATAACCTCAAGAGATATGGATATGTCCGGTACTAACTTAATCATTCAAGTTCGTAGACTGATGAAGCAGGGTATCTATGACCCTGATGAACTCTTCCGTCAGGTTTATATAAACAATCGCGTCCACTACAGTAAAGTAAGAGAGGCTGTTCAAATTGCTAAAAACCTTTAACTATCTGAAGAACCGTTTCCTTGAGGCTAGTACTTGGGCAGGTATTGGTGTAGCTTTTACTGCTGGTGCAGCTTTCTACAAGGAACTCATCATTGGTGCAGTTATCTGCGGAGCTATCGCTGTAATGATGCCGGACTACACTCCCAATGCAACCAAGTAATGATTGTTATACCCTAACTAGATCGAGTGAGGGGTGTAAACTCAAGGCTTATCAAGACACCGGAGGCGTCTGGACGATAGGCGTGGGACATACCGGTGGTGTGAAACCAAACCAAGTTATCACCAATGAGATCGCGGAAACTCTTCTCGAACACGATATGCAGTATGCGGCTAGTATCGTCAACACCCATTGTCTCCCCTGTACTCAGGGACAATTCGATGCGCTTACGGACTTCGTTTTCAATGTCGGCCCTAGTCAGTTTCTTTCGTCCCATTTGTTTACCTACCACAAAACAAGACAATACGACAAAGCCGCTGACGAATTCCCTAAGTGGAAATACGACAACGGCAAAGTCATTCCGGGTTTAGTTACTAGACGCGCTAAGGAGCGGGAGCTGTACACTTCCCAAGAACCTCAAGCAGACCATCCGCATACTGACGTACCAGAACATTCTGTTCCTTCAGTTGACGGTTCTGCTTCTGCAAATCCGGGTCCAAGTGTTGACCAATCTTCTGTGGCTCCGCCTGCACCAGTTTCAAGTACTGCTCCGGCGTCAAACAGTGGACAGTCTGAATTCGTGGCTCAGGCTTTGGTATTACTCCGCAAGCTGCTAGGCAAGGGATAAGAAATAACCACCTAAAACGCATTCTTCACCTCGTCAGAATCTACTGGAGCTGTACACGGTTTTGCCGGTGCAGCCTCTATTTCTTTGATGATAGATTGCACTTCACGCGGACCCTGCACAACCTTAATAACTGCCTGCTCCGATTTTCCAGTTTGGTTGTTCTGAGCAGCAGTCATATCCACTACTTTCTGGTGTTCCAGATTGAAGGCGATTACTTCATTGTCGTACTGAACATGCCACTTGTGGATTAGTGTGCTTTGAATATAAATAGAAGCCCCAATCATCAAGACAGCTACGCCACCGCCAGCAAGAACGTAAGGATTAGGAAGACCCATCATAGTCGCGCTTTCTGTTTAAAGGCTTCATAACCAATACCAAAGTACTCAACCATCAACTGGTTGAATTCATCTACACCCACTCCCTCAGGCATATCAACCGTCAGGCGAAATAGAACATCGCCGTGACGGGTTTCTTTTTTCATCTGACTGGTCTGACGCCTACGTTTCTTTGTGGTAAGGTCATTACCATGAACATCAACTAGCTGCATAGGAAACCTCAAACCTTTCCACAAACTCATCAAAGTCAACAAAAGAGATATTCATATCGAATGGATAACACTGGCGTACGATAACACCGGTATCCATTAGCCTGCAATCAAATAGGAGGTTAGTAGAAATTTCTCTAAATCTCACAGACTCCTGCGACGCAAGCGAGTTCAAAACTTCCGGTTGTGTTGTCTTCTCGTTCGTATTCAGCTAATTTGCTCCAATCTATAGACTTGGGCATCTTCTTTACCCATTCATTATATTGTTCTTCGGTTAACGTTTGATAAGGTGCTTGAGGATACTCCGTGGGGTCAAAAGGAAGAAAAGACACACCCGAAAGCAAATCAAAATTCCTATAGCACCAAGAAGCCACATCAAGCCATTCATCTTCTTTCACCGAAATAGTTACACTTGGTTTATGTTCACACCAGTTTTCTTGGAAGTGTTTCCACGTCTCAAGGAAATCTAAAGCATTAACGTCGCTCCGTACCACCGATGTATTAGGCGATTTTTGGGGAAACGAGAATACAATCGCCGAAGCATTTCGCTGGTCAACCTCATGCGGTACACCCGCGTCAATGAGAAATTGAGTAATCGGGTCCTTAGCATCATTCCGTACAGTACGGAGATAAAACGAAGACCACCTCGGATGAATTCCGCTAGCGCTGTTAACAAGCTGAGAAACAGTGCCAGAAGGCTTAACACAAGTAATGGCAGTGCTAGGAGCAATCCCAAGACGTTCCGCCCACTCTCGGTTAGTTTCATTTGCTACTTCCTTAAGCTTTTCAAGAGCAATAGACCCAGTAAAAAGGTCAGTGTTATCGGCAATGCCAGTGAGGGATACACCTAAGAGTCTTTCTTCTTCCGTGTTCTTTTGCCAGATTTTACGGAGGTATCGGAAGTTCGTGAAGGTAGACTGGATCGTGCCGAGAATTGTAGCGAGGCGAACTTTCCTTGCAAGGCTGGCAAAATCATCCTCAGGTCGGACAACGACTTCCGTAAGGTTGCAGAACTGGAAAGGTCGAAGGATGATCTCTGAGCAAGGGTTAGTGCCAAAGTCAAAGTTCGGATCGCGCTTTCCAAGTTTTTCAACGATGCGTTTAGATGCGTCTCGATTGAAGATTCCACGCTCTCCTGATTTGGAGTCGTAGAGAGCTTTCCACTCTTTGAGAAATTCGCCGATTTCTGGTTTACCATTATACACCGCACTGTTATTAGCAAGTTGTCTGTGAACGTGGCCTTCCCACCAGCTTCCAGACTTAGCTGTAGCCATTGCCTCACTACCCAAATCGGATAGAGAGATCATTGCACTTCTACGTACACCGCCGACTACAACTACATCGGCGACCATACACATCAGGTCATGCGCCTCCAAAGGAGTGAGCCTACGTCCTGCTGCTCTTTTGAATAGGTCCACAGAGAAACGGAACAACCTTTCGAGTGGCTCAGGCCCGCTAGCTCTGCCCCCAAATGTAACAAGTCTCGCTCCGGCAGGACGTACTCTAGTTGTATCCCACTTGGGAATTTGACCTGCAATAAGTAGAGTGAGCAACTCTCGGAATGCGGTAGCCCAACCTTCTTTGCTATCCGCGACAACAACGACTGTATCTGTGTCGTTAAATGCCTCGGTGATACGAGGGAGTTGACTGACATATTTTTCCTCTACACTAAAACCAACACCAGTCCCGCACATTAAGATGTACATGGCTTCGTCGAAACTTCTAGGGGAATCAACAGGCAAGTACGCACAATTGTACGCACCCACGTTACACCTATCTAGTGCGGGTCCGGCAGTCATCATTGCCCGCATTGAAGGAACTACTTCAGTGTTGACAATGGCATTATATAGTTCATCGAACTGTTTATCAAAATCTCCCTCTTTATATCCAGAAGGAGTTACATAAATATCATCACAGATATTCTTGTAGTAATCAATTAGGCGTTGAACTGTTTCTTCCCACGTCTCTCGTCGTCCTAAATCGTTACGCCACCGAGCATACCTACTTAGATGAACGAACTTTTGGTAGTCATCCATTCAAAGCTCTCCAAACAGTCATTGTGCTTACATTGAGAGCTTCTGCAATTTGAGAGTAATATAGACCCTCTTCTCTTAGTTTCTTTGCTTCGTTCAATTTATCTCCAACCAAAACACAAGGAACACCGTAAGGTTTATTAAACCGAGGATTTAGTTCCTTAATTAGTTCATATTCTCTTTCACAAGCCTGTTGCTTAGTTAGGTTTTTGTCAGTTATCACAACCCAGTCTGACGGAACATAACCTTCGAGAATTAAGTTTTGACACCATTCAGCATGTTCAGATGATCTGTGCCCGTAGCGACCATTCTTTGCCCCTTTGTAGGACGTGCAACGCCACGCTCTTTCGTTTGTACCATGACCAACATAAACAATCTTTCTTTCGTCTCTAGGGTCGATATGAAAGTAAACGTAGCATCGTTGATAATCGTCTATCTTACAAACCTCTCATGTCCGCTGCTGCTCCTGTGTGGAGAGCGTTAATCATCCGCTGGTATGCGGCATTACCATCGAACCGCATTACCCACGCCACCTTTGATAGAGATGCTTGTGCAAGCGCCCAACATTCAATGGCATTACGTCTGTTGTATTCAAGTTCTTCATCGTCTTCACTATCAACGTAACGGTCCAGTGCGTCACACATCTTCTCACAGAATTCAGCAGCAGTGTCCGTTACTTCGGTAATACGAAGACCGTCATTACCATCATACTGAATACGATCCTTCTGATCGTGTAGTTCAGCAATACGATCTTCTCGACTGTAGTAAAGCTTATATGCAGGAAGACTTACAGGTTCATCACAGGTTGGCATCTCGGAAAGCCTCTAGGTTCTTAATGTTATCTTCGTAACGGGCACGATCCTTCGGGTCCTTTGCTAGACGTGCCTTGTTTCGGTTCCAATCAATACACAAATCAATAGCTGTCTTCCGCTTCTTCAATACGTGGCTTCCTCTTCTTGTTCTCAATTCTACGCTGTTTGTACTTAGGAGTATTCAAGTCCTTAGCGATGTGATTACGCCGCCTCTGCTCCCGTCGCTGCTTCGGAGAGAAGGACCGCATTCCGGGCATTAGTCAATTCCTCATAACGTGCTAGAAACTTATTACGCGCAATGCTTGGACGCCAGCTAGTCAGATCAACACGATCAAGATACTGTTCTACAGCTTCACGTGGATACTCATCTGAATAGCCCGGCCAGTAATCATCACACTGTTTGACATGATACTTCTCAAGCATCAGCATGATGGTATCAGCAGTCTTGACTTCCTGAGGGTACGGGTACTGGAACCCAAACTTCTGACCCATCGCACCTTCAATCTTAACTTCCAGTTCCTTGAAGATAGGTAGCGCCCACTTCAAAGGTGTAGGAAGATCATTAGTGAATGCCTCCGCTGTGTCGTGCATTAGAGCCGTGAACGCATTCTCACTGGTAACAATATAACTTGCGTTAACGAGATGCTGAGCAACACTATAAAAACGCGGAAGATGCCCACTAAACCGACATACGTTTGAAAGAGCCGAAGCAATGTCGTGAAGTGTAACATCACTTTTCTCTGGCTTGTTGTAGTTAAACTTAGCTCCGCTGAGCAGAGAAATCCACTGATCGTCTAGTCCTGTTTTTAATTCCACTGTAATACCATACCAAATAAAGCCAAATAGAGTTTACGATGAAGATGGTTGCACCACCAAAAAAACTCCACCAAAGCTTGTTGAAAGGATAAAACCAAAGATTGAATGAGGACCAACTAGTAAAGAATACAATTGGACCCCAATGAATGCCTTTGATTTCTTTATCTCGCAGAAGCGCTTTAACACTCAACAGTGTCATTAACGCTCCCGTGAATTCGAATAGTCCGTTTACGAAATCACTTACGTTCACGTAGAATAAGCTCTAGTCGAGCTAGAGCACCCCAAGCTAAATGAGCAGCGTGAAGAAGGCCACTATCAGGATCAACTTCTTCACCCATCGCTTCCTTTAGCATGTGACGGACCATAGCATCTGAGTACCGATTGATACCATCATCTACGCCCTCCCATCCTTTCCAAGCGTACTTCTGAGCACCGAAAGTGCTAATCTCAGCGACAGCTGAGATTGCCCTAGGAAAATACTCAATAGCTCCCCTGAAAGAGCAGGGCTTTCCACCATCGTACTTAATTGCCCCTGTACCAATGAGTGACGGATCATCTGTAGTAAATTCTTTAGTCACGAACTCCCTCTCGATCACCGTCCCGGCCAAGCCAGAAATAGTAAAATACCTCGCTAACTCTACGCCCTTTTCGATCTTTAATTTCCTCTGACTTGCATGAGTTCTTCGATTTCATCCAAAGCACTTTCTATTTCATCTTCAAATCGTTCAATGATTTCGGACACATCAATACCGAGGAATTCAACTAACTCAAACCCCTCAAAGAAATCCTCAATACGCTTTTTAGTTTCTGCGTCCACTAAGCCACTTTAGTCCTTTTACCTGAGAAGTAACCACCACAACTATTACACTGGTGGGTCTGAATGTGAAAACAAGCTGTCCTACGAATACCATCTTTCTTGGTATTTCGGCTCTGACACTTAGGACAGACTGTTGAACCAAGAGAACGCAAAGCAGGATGGTTCTCAATGAATGGAAGCATTCGCTTGTATAGCAGACCTGTTTGTTTCACATCACGCATACAGTACCGTATCATCTTACGACGACTTGGTTCATGTCCGTAGTAAGCCTTGTGCCACAATCCAAAACCTTCGTGTTCTAGCTTACCCTGCATACCAAGGTAAAGAAGAATATACTCAAGCTTATTACTGTGGAACCGGAAGTAGTTCTTAGCTGCCTTCTCTAGATCAATGCTTGTAATTGGTGGAAGAGGTGGAAGCTTATACCTAAGCAACTCTGTCCTAATCCACTTCAGGTCGAACTTGTCACTGTTCTTGCCTACAACTGCATCAGCCTGTTTAATCAAGTCCAACGTAGTCTGAAGCATTTCCTCCTGAGTCATATCCCACTGAGTAAGACACTGAGCTGGACCTTTGCCCAACCACTGGTACCCTACACAGATAATCTCAGGAAACTGCTCAATCTGATTGACACCGAAGTTTTGGTTGTACATACCCCAACCCCATTGGAGCGCAGCCATTGTTTCAATGTCTAGTACTAAGATTTTGCTGATGGTCTTTTTTCCTTAAACCAAGCTTGAGGAATGCTACCCTCAGCCCATTTGAAATTATGGAGTTCCGCCCATTCCCAGTATTTCATCTTAGCCTTCTTACTCAATCTGTTCTGTGCGTTCTGGAATACAAAACGAATATCCAGATGAGGATGCGCTCGCTTTACAGCCAGCATCTTCCTTCGCATGTCGGCATCGAAATGCCCTTTGGCTTCAATGATAATACCGTTCTTTAGACGGAAATCCGGTGTATAAGTTTTTTCTAGTCTGTATGAAAGTCGTACCGGCTCATATTCGATTGGGTGGTTGTACTTCTGACAGACTTCCCAAATCCATTCCTCAAAGCGAGATTTGAACTTAGGGTTTCGAATTTTCTTATTCGACACTACTGAACTTTTCACTTAACGCTTTGGTGGTAGCTTCTACTTCCTCTAGGAAAGTCTTGACTTCCCACTCAATGCGTTTAATCTCTTCTTCATCCCGATGAACACGTTTTACAAACAAACGCATGTGTTCAGGCAACTCTGGATTGTAACTAACGAAGTCGCACCACTGACGACCTGTACACGCCATCTGCCAAAACATTTGGTACATGTGTTTGTCGTCAATCTTTTCGGTCAGAAGAATGTCAATGTGGTTGGCCTTGATGAGACACTTGATTTCAAGCAGTCCATCTTCTCCCACCAGACCATCGGGACTTGCCCCGGACAGGGGAATGGTAGGATGCTCAACAAAACCAACCTCACTGACGGGTCCATGAAGCTCTTGGTAAAGATCGCGGGCGAGCGGCTCTTGTTCCTTACCCCACTCCATGTACTCATTCGTATACGGGTGTTCAATTACCTTACCCGTCAAACGTTCAGTAACAAGTTGGGCTGCATAGTTACGCCTAGAGGCAGCCCAAGAACCATTACGTAGTGTCTTTAGAATATCCCCAATACGACTAGCGGTGACTTTACCGCATCTAACTGCGTACCACTCAGGACTTCTTTGTTCTAACTCAGACAAGCGTTAGGCCAGATCGCTCTGCACCACGGATGGCATCACTACGTCGTGTATACGCGCGAACAGCATGGCCGTCTCCGTCATAGATTTCATACTTGCCAGTTCTTGGGTTCTTCTGAACCGTGTAATAATCGGTATACTCAATCAGGCCGAGTGCCCGACCAAGCTTAGTTAGGAATGTCATCGTTCAAATCCTCTTCCATCTGAGGCTCCATGCCATCAGGTAGACGTGCAAAGAACTCATCATCTTCACTCAGCGGTTCAAAATCTGAACCACCACCAGTGAACTCTTCAAGCTTCAGTACACGCATCTTCTTGAAATACAGACCCTTGGTGGTACCATAGTCAACGTAGCGAACTAGAATGTCACATACGCTGCCGTTACCAATTTCAACCTCCTGATCCCAAGGACGACCGTAACCATCAACCACTTCTGGCTGCTTGTTCTTTGAACCATCTGCACGGTTCTCAAGAATAGTCAGACGAACGAAATCGTAGTCACGAGGGTTCTTCGTCGGGGTACCATCAAGCTTAGTCAGCTTATCTTTCTTGAACTTCTCTTCTAGGCCGTGCTTAAGCAGCTTGCCACGAGAAGCATCGTCAGGATTGATTTCAATTGACCAGCTTGGTCCCTTGTCAAACTTGGGATTGCCGGTGTAAGGACGTGCAGCTCCGAGAAGCTTGCACCAATCAACAGAACCACGAATAGTAAATTCAACAGCTTTATTAGTAATGTCAGTAATCTCCTTCTTCTATAGTAGTATTATATCAAGTTTTAGAGTATTTGTCAAGCATTTTCTTTCGGTACTCTTTAGCTCCTGCATGATCTCTGCCTGAGCCATAGTAACATGATGCTTGATGGCCTGTTCCAAATATTTCCATACGATCAACACCGCAACAAGGACAATGAGTGCAGCCGTTAGGTATATTTATCTGACCCCAAAAATCTAGTGTGTCTCCGCCCATGTCTTACCTACCTTTGCGTCACCTTCAATTGGCACGTTATAGTGAAAACTCTGTCCGGCTCTTGGGAATACGCCCAAAGCAAGTTCGATAAATCTTGCAACTTCTTCTGAACGACAGACAAATTGCCACTCGTCGTGAATGTCACCGACTTTTCTTGCATCTAACCTATTCCTTCTGATTTCTTCATCCAAGAAGATAGAGGCTTGTTTCATTATCCGTGACTCGTCGCCTTGTAGCAAGTACGGAATAACCATGTGTGGACTTGATACTAGGACTCGGCTTCCATCGCAGAGAGTAATTCGTCCAGTTCTTTCAACTTCCTTCTGAAGTCTCCGAACAAGCATCGGCAATTGTGGTACGGTGTCGAAGAATTTTGCCTTAGCAGATCGAGCCTCTGGTAACGACACATTTGCTTCACTAGCAATTCTACCGTCTCCCGCTCCCATAAGGGTAGCGTATACAATTGTCTTTGCAAGTGGGCGAGAACTGAGGCCGAGTCGTTGTTTGTTTGCTTCATGGGGGTCTTCACTTAAAATAGCTCTTGTGAATTCTTCGTCGTTTAGGTAGTGCGCTAAGACACGGAGCTGAATACCTTTAGCATCAATACCCACGAGACTGTATTTACTAGCATCACCACAAGTCCAAAGATCACGAGTTTCGTACGTCCAAAAACCGGCTTCACCCCGAAGAATTTGCTCAGTTTCTTTGTCCAGACGAACAGCAGGGATATTGGCGCTATTAGGGTTGTCGTGACGATACCGAAGGGTACTAGCCAACCAGAGATTTCCATGTATAGCTCCTGTTTTTTCATTGTACGCATTCAGCCAAGTGTTAACCATATTAGCTCGGCTGTTAATCACTACCCACTTGGCTAGGAGTTTACCTGCCTCGTTGCCGGACGTTTCCGCGAACTTGTTGAGGGAGTCTTCATCGACTTTCGGGTTGCCTGCTTTTGTGTGTGCAGTTGGTTTCCAACCTGTCTCAAGCAGTTTATCAACTCGCTGCTTTGGAGAACCAAGGTCGAACTCCACCCAATCCCAAGCGCTATATCGTCCGTCTTCACTGATGCGGAGTTCTGGATATTGTTCAAGGTGTCGGATATACGAGCTAGTGTATTCGCCATCTTTCTTGTATGCTTTTGCAAATTCACGTACTGCTCGGAACTCAGGGGGCCAAGTCTTGTATATCTCACGTTTTAGTTCCTCTTCTCTGGCTCGTAATTCCACGTACAATCTTTCGGCCCGTTCCACGTCAAACGGAAAGCCGTGTCGTCTCTGTTTATTTTGTATGATATGCCAGCTATAAGTTTCCAGCATGGCCCCCCGTTCGGTGAAGCCAACATCACGCATCCTTTGTGTGAGACGACTGAGTACCCGTTTGGTAATCGCTGTATCACGTTCACAGTAAATCCTCATTTCTTCGCTGTACTGAGTGAAGTCCTTGTGTTTGAACTTCGGAAGCTTTACTCTTTCTCCCCAAGCTTCTAGCGAGTGTCCACCAGACAGGCTAGGACTGTACAACATACTAAGAACAAAAGTATCGACGACAGACCTGATAGGAATTCGTGTCTTCCAGAACTTGTTAAGAACAGGAACATCAAAGGCAACTGCATTATGCCCAACAATGATAAACCTGCTATCCAACCATTCTTGAAAAGCTTGTGCTTCAGTGAACGCATGTTTTTCTTCCGTTACGGCATTCTCAACACACACAACAAAGATTTGGGTGCATTCGTCACGCAGCCCGTCCGTCTCTATGTCCACTATCCAGTGGTTCTTCGTTGGTGTTAGGTACAATCTGCCGTCTCTTCTTCTCTCTCAGTAATCCTCTTATCTCCCGCCAGTGGTCTGCTATCAGCAGGTTGATTTGTTCATCGCTAAGATGGTCAAGCATTTACTAATTCCTCATATATATGAGCAATAAGTTGCCTTAAAGTGACTAGAGGTTCTCCGCAATGTGGACACTCTTCTTCATAAAGAATGTCAAAGTGGGAAATAGTTTTTTCTGTTTTATTTCCTACCATGTCTCCCTCCCTAACTACACACCTATGAATATAAGGATTAAGCATAAGTCACCTCAGTAAACAAGATGATAAGCTGGTCGATCTTCGAGTTGTTGTTACATCGGAAGTTGCTTGTACAATCAAGCAAACGAGTATTCGTCGTCGGAGATACTCTCACCGTCTTCGTACTTCTGGATTTGCTCTTGATCGAGTTCTTCGAGACGCCCGGTGATGCCATTCCAGAAGAGGTAACAAGCAGGCCCAGTACGACCGCAAAAACGGTTCTTTTCAACCACGACCTTTGTGACGTTCCTGCGCCATTCGTTAACATCGGTATTGTTCCTGTAAAGCTTGATTACAATGTTGGCCAACTGCTCAACACCAGCAGTACCTCTGATCTGCCCCTGCCTGTTCTGGTGAATTACACAGATAAGGGCAATGTTGAGGTTCATACAAAGTGTTTTGGCTTTAGTGGCAATCTCGTCTAGTTGCTTACGTTCATCACCAGATTGATCGCTGACAACGATGCTAAGGTGATCCAGAACAATGTACTTACAGCCAAGAGCGT